TACACAAGTATCAGCAGAACCATTGATGTAGAAATAAACCACGAAGAATTAACCGCAGTAATCAACGAAGAAGGGGTATTAGCATGAGTGAATTAAAGAACTTTATGGGTAGGTGCATTGATAAAGAGAGTATCGAGGAGTATGTCATGCACGAAGTGTATGCAGATGGGGAAGACGGAGTGAACTACATACTAAACGTAGTAGCAAAAGATCCCATGCACGCAATCGAGGTGGCTAAGTATGTTAAGCAAGACGAAGGGTGGAGGGTAGCGCAATGAGAGAGCAGTTTGAGTGTGGGTATTCTATATACCAAGTAGAAGATGGTAGCTTCAGGGTCTACACGCTAGAGTCAACAGGCAAACGAGTAGATGAAAGTGAACCACTAGAGTTTTATGCCAATGCAGTATGCACTTTAATTCAACGACTAATGGAAGAAAAGGAATAAGACATGACAACATTCACAATGCAGGACTACAACGCAATGCCAGTAACCAACGAGGAGAATGAAGCAATGGACACATTAGCTAAGCAACAAGAATCAAATGCACAGGCAGTAGCTACCGCAATGGACGGCTACATTGGCATAGGCAAGACCGCAGTATTAGAAACCATACAAGGCGCAACAGGGGCGCAGTATGTAGAGGTGGACACAACCCCTAAGCCTGAGCAATACGCACCTCAACCGCAACATACCCCGACTGTGCAAGAACTAGCCGATCAGCTAACGCTGACCTTCAACACTTTAATAAAACAAATACTAGCCCTACAACCACAAGCCCAACCAGTGTCAGAGGGATTGGTCGAGGCGGTAGAAACTGTGCTTGAGCAAGCCGATTGGTTTGCGAACAAGGTTGATGAGAAGCTAGACGAGTTGGTTGATGACCACGACTTTAGTTACGAGGTCGAACGGGCAGTCGAGAACCACTTCGGTGACTTCTGTTTGGAAGATCATGTTGATGTGTCTAGCGAGATCGAAAGCATTGTTGATGATCGCCTAGATGATTTGGTGCAAGAGAAGGTCGAGGAGATACTACAAGAAAAGCTACAAAACATCACCATCACATTCAACTAAGGAGGTTTTATGCACACAACGGAGGAGGTGGAGGAAATCTCCACCGCTTACACATACGAGCAACTAGACGACAACGCAAAGGAGAAAGTAAAAGCGTGGTGGTATGAGCATGGCTTGTGGGACGACTGGTATGAAGATACCTACGAGAGATTCAAAGAAGAAGGCTATGCGCTAGGGTTTGTCATTGACAAGATAAACTTCACAGGCTTTTACTCACAAGGTGATGGCGCTTGTTGGTCAGGTCAGGTAGATGTAGCAACATGGCTCAAGACGCATACCGAGGACAGTATAGCTAGAGATGCGTGGTGCGCTTTGATTGCCGAAGACTTTTGCGATAAGCATTTCAGTATCCATACAAGAAGCAATCACTACTCGCATAGCAACACCATGACTTGTGTAGGTTGGGATTGGGTAGATGTAGACTGTTCAGATGTAGAAAACTCAAACCACTACTTAACACAACCATCCATCTTTCAAGGTATGCAATACACAGAACTACATAACCTAATCAGATCAACCGACTTTCCATACACAGACCCTAACGACATAGAGCAAGCGGGGTTTGAGAGTGCAAAGGATTATGCAGATGAACTATACAAACAACTTAGGGAGGAGTATGAATACTTAACAAGCGAAGCAAGTTTAATAGAAGCATGTGAAGCAAACGATTGGAAGTTTAACAACGAAGGAGAAATGATATGAGAACATACGAAGAAGCATTACAGCATTACGAAAACAGCAAAGCACCAAAGCGTAGTCAGAAGTGGAAGAAGTATTCAGATAACCCACGCTATCTTAGGGGTGTATCTAATTGGCACAAGGGTATCCACAAGGAAGATGCAACGGGCGCTATCTACTACCGCCTATACGAAACAGATGTAGCTAAGTTCTTTCCACCGCTACCTGATGGCACACGCAAGGTAGAGATGCGGTATTACAGTAGTCAACTTACCAACCTCTTTATGTATGACTACGGCTTGAACTACTACCACCAAATAACAACCGAGGACAAGCAAGTATGTGTGCCGTATGTGCAAGGCGGTTATCAAGACAACGAACCAAGCGCAACTTTGTGGTTTGATTCTTTCGGTAAGCTGATCGTAGACAAGTCAAAGCACAAGGACATCTACACATACAGATCGTCAGCCGAGGATAAGCAAAAGCGCAAGGACTTCAAGACCAAGCTAGACACACTCCTTACGCTAGCTATGTTCAGGCTAGACGAATACAAAGATCATGCTACCTTCAAGGATGACTACGGCGCACCATTTGGCACGCAACATAAAGAGCCTGTGTTCATTGAGGACTACCGCCGTTGGGTTAACTCTGCCACAGATAGCGAGTTAGAGGTTGACAACCCACACTTTGTCCAATACTTCCTTGATCTAGGTCAGGGTGTGATGGACGTTCTTGCTAGCCATAGGATATATAACTATGTGCCTGAGGGTGATCGTTGGTCAGGTAGTTTGTTCCATACATGGGGTAAGAAACCCGAGGAGATAGATGCCAACAACCTCAAGATGCGTGAGATATGTAATGCCATTACTGCTGACGAGTTCAAGAAGTCGTTAACAAACCGAGTGCTTGAGATTAGCGGTATCAAGACAGGCACAGTCAAGACCCCTTGGGGTCAGTTTAAAGACTCTATCCCACGCAAGTGGTATAGCTAACTACTATGCGTAGTAGCAGGGTATATCCCTATGTTAGCGCATATGGTAATCAGTATCATTAAGAAGAAAGCTACAACTAATAGTAGCGCACAGTATCAACTCACTATATGTAGTATCACAACTCGAAAGGAAATATCGTATGACAATGCTTTCATTCAAGCAAGTATCACAACTCATCAAGGCAGTAGGTCACAAGCGCACCATCATTGTTGAGGGTGAGAATGGTATCGGTAAGACTGGTCTGTTCTATCACTTAGCTAACGACCCGTTCTTTGCCAACCACGTTCACGTTGACCCGATTGATTGCACGCAGTTATCTGACGGCTCGGTGTGGATGCCTGACATTGATCGTGAGAAGGGTGTATCTCGTGAGTTACCTAACGAGCGCTTCGGTGTTCACAAGGATAATCAGAAAGGTATCAATGGCGCACGACCCGCACTTGTGTTCTTAGATGAGATCGCCAAGGCTCGGCAGTATATCAAGGACGTGCTTGCACCAATCGTGTATGAGCGTAGGGTAGGCAACTATCACATGCCCGAGGGTAGCGTAGTGTTCTGTGCAACCAACTTATCTATCGAGGGTTTGGGCGATTCGATTCAAGCGCACTTGCGTAACCGCTTGGTGTTCGTCAAGATGCGTAAGCCTACACAACCTGAGTGGCGTGAGTGGGCTATTGATCGTGGCTTATCTCCTGAGGTTATTGCGTTTACTGATGAGCACCCACAGATGTTTGATAGCTTCATCGACTACCACGATGGCGGTAAGTATCATGGTCAGAAGATGGAAGCACACAATCAACACATCTTCAATCCATCTATCGCACAGACTTCGTATGTAACTCCACGCTCTCTGCATGGCGCTTCGGATATTGTTTACTCTAAAGATGGTATGGACGAACCGACTTTGCTAGCGTCTTTGTCAGGCACTATCGGTGAGGCTAGTGCCGAGGCTCTCAAGGCTTTCATTAAGTTCGGTGAGCAGACCCCGCAGTTCACTCGCATAGTCAAAGAACCCAAGTCATGCCCTGTGCCTGAGAATCCTGTTGCACAAATCATTACAGTTCTCAAGTGCATCACGCAGACCAATAGCAGAGAGGAAGCCGAGGGTGTATGCGAGTATGTCTTGCGTATGCGTAAGGAGATGCAGTCTATGTTCTGCCACAACCTAGCGCAGTCTAGTCGTGTGTCCACGTTCGTGACTGTCAAGCCGTTCCAAACCATGCTTCAAGATAACAAGATTTACTTTACAACTAAATAAGGAGGACGTATGTCTAGCACATGGGAAAAGATGGCGCTGAGTGATCGTATCGTATCAGCGCACGTTGACATTAGTAATAGCCCGTTGTTCGCCACACTATCAGGTGTGGTGTATGTGGGTGACGTAGTGTATGACGAGAACGTAGTGACTGCGGGGACTGATGGTCGCAACGTGTGGTATGCGCCTAGCTTTATCGAGCCGTTGAACCGCAAGCAGTTACGCTTCTTGGTGTTGCATGAGTCAATGCACAAAGCGTTACATCATTGCTCTGCTCACATTGCGTTGTCCAAGAAGTATCCTCGCTTATGTAACATGGCTATGGATTATGTAGTCAACGGCATGATCGAGGAAACAGACCCAACGCATAGCTTTGTCGAGCACCCGATAGTAGTCAAGCCTCTACTCGATAAGAAGTATTTCGGTTGGTCATTCGTTGAGGTGTTGCAAGACTTAATCAAAGAGTGCGAGGAGAAGGGTGGCGACCCTGAGGCGGGTAATGGTGAGGGTGGTGAGCCGTTAGACAATCACATCATGGGTAAGCTAGCCGAGGCGGTAGGCGAGAAGACTGCACAGGAGATTAGCGAAGCGTTACACCAAGGCAAGATATTGCAGAAGCGTTTGCAAGATCGTGGCAACGGCAAGAATGGTAGTGCGCTAGATAGACTTACACAAAAGCGTGACACCAACTGGCGTGACCACATGCGTGACTTCATCACTACGCTATGTGAGGGTGACGACTACTCTCGCTTTGCACCGCCTAACAAGCGCTTACTACCACAGGGTATCTTGATGCCATCACACTTCAGCGAATCAACAGGCGAGTTAGTAGTAGCTTGTGATACCTCAGGTTCCATGATGGGTTTGTATGGGACTGTGTTCGGTGAGATCGCTCGCATCTGTGAGAACGTCAAGCCTGAGCAAGTGCGTGTGCTATGGTGGGAGTGCGACATCGAGGGTGAGCAGATATTCAAACCGCAAGACTATCACCGCATACCTGACTTGTTACAACCCAATGGTGGTGGTGGCACACGACTTACTTGTGTATCAGAGTATATGACCAAGCACAAGATCAAGCCCAAGGCTACCATCATTCTGTCAGACGGCTACATAGAATCAGACTACATATTACCCGACTGTCCGATTCTGTTTGGTGTAGTGGACAACGATTCATTCGTGTCCAACAAGGGTAAAACTGTTCGTATCTATTCATAACAAAGGAGAATTACATGACACGCTTTAATATTGATACTTGTGCTATGTTGGTAGAAGTTAATGTTCGCCAATGGACTGCACGCAAGCTAGACAAGACAACAACCGAGGAAGTATTGATCGGTAAGAGTGCAGGCAGTAAAGGTGCGGCTCGAGTTAACAAGAACTTACTCGCTGGTCGCCCTGAGTTAGAAACAATCAACCAATGCGTAGGTAGTATTCGCACTTATATGTATGACGTTACGTTGCCTTGGTCTGATAGCGGTTTGAGATTGCTGACTACATCTAAGTTCATGGAGTTCAATCAGCGTATGCAAGACTACGAGGATGAGTTCAATGCGTTGGTAGATGATTTCGTAACGACTTACCCTACCTTGATTACTGCACAGGCTATGGCTCTTGGTGATATGTTTAACCGCAACGAGTATCCAACACCTGACGACATCAAACACCGCTTCGAGTTCCGAGTTAACTATATGCCTGTGCCTACCTCGGGTGACTTCCGAGTTGATGTAGGTAATGATGCACAAGCAGAGTTACAAAACAAGTTAGCAAAGCTAGCTGATGAGCGCATCGAGCACGCTATGTCCGACATCAAGACACGACTCAAAGATCACCTCAAGCGTATGTCTGATCGTCTGACTGTTGACTATGCGGGACAGAAAGCACAACCTCGTATGTTCCACGCTAGTCTGTTAGATACTGCCAACGAGTTATGCAGTCTAGCCAAGGACTTAAACATCACAGGAGACGCAGACTTAGAAGACGCACGCATCAAGTTACACAATGCTATTGACGGCATGGAGTTAAGCGATCTGCGTAAGGACTTAGATACTCGCCACGCAGTTAAGAAAGACGTTGATGCAATCCTATCCAACCTTAGTTTCTAGGAGAGGGTATGTTAAACAACCCAATAACAATCCGTAACAACGTAGCTATTGAAACCATGCACAAGCCCAAGCGTAGGCATGGGCAACCAGTGTCAAAAGAATTTCTGTTTGATCAGGTGCTTGACGCATTGGAGCACAAGCATGAAACCAAAGCAAAGAATTTAATTAAACAACTAGGAGAAAGTAATGAGCAGTAAAGATGTTAAACACAACAGAGATATGTATAGATGCTATAAGCTAGGACAAGTCTTATACATACCAAGCTACAATGATGAGGGCATTTTTGTAGGTCCAGCTGGGCGCAAGAGAATTGAAGCTGACCTAATCAAACTAGGTGCTTTGCCTGTGAATGAATTGTTATATGTAACATCAGCAAGGGACGGCAAACGTGGGCGAATTAACTAAAACACATGCGGAGATACGCAAAGCTACGCAGAACATTACAGGCAGAAAGTATTGTTCTTCATGCCATGCGTTTCAAATCATGGAAGGCGGTAAAGAAGTGCCAACAGCCACAGGGAAGCGCACAAGATGGAAGTGCGCCAACTGTCTTAAAAACATTAGTGCAAAGAAGTATCAATCTAAACCTAAAGGAGAAGTGAAATGAGTATTTGGGATATTAGTAATGAGATGGACGTAATCAGCTACAAGATTAGTAGCGTGCGTAATGTGCTTGAAATAATTGCTGAACGCATTGTGGATGAAACCGAGAGTGGCGCAATATGGGCGGCATCTGAAATGCTAGAAGTGTTGGAAGAAAAGCTAATGGCAGTAAGTCAAAAGGCTATGGACTTACATAAAGCAGAACACGCAGAACTAGCCAAACCAACTAAGGAGAAGAAGAAATGAATGGAGAACCAATACCTTTTGCTGGATGGGTGCAGTATAGTGACGACACAGTTTTACAAACCAAACCCAAACACGACCAAGTTAACCACCCCAAGCATTACACCTCACACCCTAGCGGTGTGGAGTGTATAGAAATCACTCGGCACATGGGATACAACTTGGGTAACGCAGTCAAATACATTTGGAGATGCGACTTAAAGCGTGATGCCATTGAGGACTTACGAAAAGCAATTTGGTATCTGCAAGATGAGTTAGCCGTCAGAGAAGAAAGAAGTAAATGAGTTTTAAGGTATATGATGGAAATGGCTATCATATTGCGTGGTTTGACGACATAGATAAAGCAATACAGTCTATGTTGGCAAACCCCACCCATGCGTATCACAGACTACACTAAGGAGAAGTAAATGTTTGAAATGCTATCTATATTCGTAGGGTATTTTCTATACGAGTCCGATGCTAATAACTGGTGGTGGACTGCCTATTGGATTGTTGTAGGTATCCACGTTGTAAAAGAAGTTATGGAAATAAGGAGAGAGAAGATATGGTAGTCACTAAATTTAGACGCAAGAAAGCTGACCGCTTGTATAACCCAACGTCAACCAACATACAAGACGCTATTGACAGGGATAGAAACAACTACAACTTTGATTTAACAAGGGAGGTAGGTAAGACATATCGTTCTGCATCAGAAGCATTTAAAGATGCTGACTATGCTACGCCGTTTTGGAAATGCGAATCGGATTTTGATGTGATGCTGCGCTACATTTCTGATAGTATTATTGGTGCTTTACTAGCGGTATTATCATTCAGTCTGTTTATTTATGGTTTGTATATTTGGTCAAAGGCATAATATGGAAGAACTAAGTAGAGAAGAAGTAGTCAAGTTAGCTTTAACGGCTGGACTTGGTAGGCACGAAGTTATGCGTGACATTGTGAAGCTAGAAAGGTTTAGTCGTTTGATACAGAAAGCTAGCGCACTACAAGAGGAAGATGATTTTGATATGGACGGGCGGTGCTAAATGAGAAACTGCCCTGACTGCGAAACCAAACTAATCACTACGCAAACACGCATAGCATCACAAAGCCCCACATGGACAAGGCGCAGACAAGTGTGCGAGAACTGTGGGTTCCGAGTATCAACAATCGAGATGCCAGTAAGCGATCTAACAGTAGAACAAGCAGACGAGGAGGAAGCTGATGGCGAAGACACCGGAGAAGAAAGTCAAGGACTCAGTAACGAAGATACTTAAATCTTACGGCGCATACTATTTTTATCCTGTCATGGGTGGCTATGGTCGTTCGGGTATACCCGACATTATTGTATGTCATAAAGGCAAGTTCATTGCGATAGAATGTAAGGCTGGCGGTAATACGGCAACGGCATTACAAGAAGCTGAACTTAAGAAGATAGAAGATGCTGAAGGTATAGCGTTAGTTATTGATGAAAACAACCTTGACACAGTAGAGCATTTGGTAAGAACTATAAACAGCGTAAACGAATTGAGAGATTACTTATGATAAATACAACAGATGCTTTAGAAACAATGCGAGATATTTTAAATACTTCGGCAGATGACCCAAACATATCCATCGTAATTGTGGTAGCCAATAGCGAAACAAACACAGTAAAGGTATGCGGACTAAACATTGATGAGATGGAAGTTCCAATACTACTTACAGAAACGGCGGCTGAGATTGGTCAGCGTGTGTTAGACGACTTGGAGAATAGGACACTCAACTAAAATGCAATACAAAATATACAACGAGGATGAAGAACTAATGAGAGTAACGCACCGCAAAGAAGAAGCAGAAGCTACTTGCGCACTACGCTCAGGTTGGTCATACAAAGTTACACGAAACGCACCCAAACCACAATATACCTTTGAGGAGGCACCATTTTAATGAACGTCACAATACTAAAAACAACTGAAAACCCTGATGGTTCCGCAGATTGT